TTAACAATTCTTCACCAATCAAACTCTTTTTACCACAAGTCATACCATGTCGCATATACCAAATCCACGAATAGAAAGCATACCAGTTCTTTCTACATTCATCAACTTGGAATGTCATAGTGATGGTTTGTAAATCTCTTTGACCTATTGGGCTTGGGTGGAGTTGTCTTTCGTGTTCATAAATTGAAGTTAGCATAGGAATAGAAATATCTGGTACAGTAATACTTTCAAGATACTGGTTCAATAGGTTATTAACATTCAATTTTGTTCCAGTGAAATTAGGGAAATTGGAGAAACGAACAATAAACTTGTTGCTATTACTGTTGTTAATATCTTCAATAAATTCTTCACCAGTTTCATTCACAAATTCAATATAATCTTTTGCCATTTTAAATCTCCAATTCTAATTTAACTTGGTTCTTTCTAATCTTTCCACTACAAGAACTATCTTCAATGCTTTGGATTATTTCGTAGCAATACAAATCACCGGAAATACATTGGTTGTTTGAGTCAATGTATTTAAAATTAGGAATTTTTGTAGTAGTCATATCGTATGGTAAGAGTATCTTTTTATTGGTATATTCATCCTTCAAATATGATTTAACATTAGCAGATGTAAAATTCATTCCACGACATGCTGTAACAACATCAGCAGTAGAAGTTGTATCATACAAATCTTCGGTTATTCCACTAACAAGATAATCATTCAAATAAGCAGAAGATTTTACAATGTATTTTCTTTGTAAGTATTTTGGTGGTGTAATTATATGAGCAGATGTTTTCCAATGGGCACTGTATGTGTCATCGTCTAATGGATATTGAGAATACTCATTAGCTGAATTACCTTCCATATCTTCTGTGGTATAATTCACAAACAAATTATCAATACCGTGGTAATCGTCATTCCAGTCATAGTTTGTTCTTATAGCACCTGAAATAATATGACCGGTTAATTCGTCATAAGAACTAACTGTTTCAGGATTATATTCATCTGTATCTGGTACAGGAGTTCCCATAACAATCTTTGGGATATTGAAAGAATTGAAATTCAATCTTTCGGATGTATTCAAAGTGATATTGAAATTAGCAATAGTGAAACCAACATAACCAGCAGAGAAATACTGGTCTGATGCTGGAGACCATTGAACATATCCAGCTGTGTTAGAAGTGCTTTTTCCTTTAGCCACAACACGAATATACATTGTTTTCTTGTTTACACCATCAACCCAAAACTGAATACCATTATGAACTAATGAATCGTAATCGGAATTGTTATATCCTGATACATTACTCTTGTATACTTCTGTGTACATTGGTTGAACTGGTTCACATACTGTATATGCTTCACCTGTGCCTTCACAAGATTCACAATATACTAAACCACTACCTTTTTTACCAACCCACGATGGATAACCCGTGCCAGATGGTTCACCACCACAAGCAGTACACAATGTTCTATATTTGGCTAATGGTTCATAGTAATAACCCAAACCACCACATGCTGAACATGTAACATAACCTTTGCCATTACAATCAAAACATTTTTGTTGTTCATATACTGTAGAGTTGTTAGAAATTTCAAGTGTTGGAATGGTATCTTTCTTAAACAATTCTTCTAGTTCAAATGTAGAACCTTCTTTAATATGGTCAGCAACGAAATACTCTAACTGGTCTTTAACAGTAATGTTAAAGACTTCATTACTAATATCAATATCCCTGTTAGAGTTAATCGTGATTAGATTAACCCAAGGGAAATTTTCATCTTCTTTTATACTATATGTTGCCATTATACACCATACTTATATGTAATCTTCAATCTTACTACTGGTAATTCATTATCCATAGAGAAGTTTACAATGTTGTTATTATCATCCAAAATACTATCGGCAAATGTTGCTTTGAACTGAGTATATAAATCTCTTACCAAGTTGTCAACATGTGTCCAGGCTTCACCATTAATTTCTTCTTCACTGAAATCAATGTTTGGATAGTAAGTCTTAATGATAGTTGGAATTAAATACATCCAAAATGCTTTTTCTGTTAATTGTGTTTCATAAGAATTTTGGAGAATACCCTTACGCAAAATTGTTTCTTCACGGGTGTTCTGTCCTAAAACACTAATGAAATATGGTAATGGAATAGCACGATTTACATCTCTTACGGCTGTTGCTTTTTTAACCCAATTACTAACAAAACTTTGTAGATTTGCGGCTTTGGTTCTAGTCAAACCATAAGAATAAGCATTAGCCAATGAATAGTTAGATGTAGAATAGAAATCTTCACCATAAGATACCAACAATTTCAATGTGGCATTATTACTCAATGTAGCCTGTGATTTTAAGATTCTTTCGTAGCCATTAAAGTTAATGAATACATTTGATTCAGTTTCAAATACATCATTGTTTGTAAAAATGTTTTGGTCTATTTTATCCACACCATTATCAGTCAAGATAATTCTAATAGTCTTATTCTTCAATGAATCAACATTCAATGTAGAACCTGCATTGTCAGATTTTGGCAATTTCAAGCAGTTATAGTACATATAACTTGTATCTTGTGCGGTCTTGTTTTTATCATTGTTAATGTTGTAATACAAAACATTCTGTAAATTTGTAGTTTGTAATGAATAAATGTATTTAACATCTTGTGCTTTAATGATATCAGATACACGAATATCCAAATCTACATAAGAAGTTTCAGGTCTTTTGTTAAAGAACTTGACGATATCAGATTTAAAAATCTTTGTTCCAAAAGAACAATTATTATCTAACCATTGGTAAATTTCGTTTTCTACTTCTCGTTTGTATTCTTGAATCTTTGATAGAGAATCTACATTAACAGTACCAACAACATCATAATACTGAACAATAGGTGGGAATGAATAGAGTTTACTATTCATAATCATTCTTGGTTCAGCATTTTCACGAATGGTCTTAATGTTCTTTAACCATTGAGCACTTGGGTTCTGCATATACTGTGTGTTATGGAATGAATCATAACTCAACAAGTATTTCAAGAAATCTGTTAAATGGTCTAGGTAACTATTAGAAGTTCCATATACAGAGAACACACCAGATTGGTTTGTTGAACTATCTGTAAGAACATTTATACAACCATTGACTGTGGATTTTGTGTTATACAAACTAGCTGCGATACAATAACAAATACAGTTTTGAATGTATTTGTATGTAGTGTCGCCACCATCTTCAAAGTTTTCAATTTCGTCCTGGCTCCAAGCAATAGAGTTCTTAACACGAATTGGAGAACTTAAGCCATTGAAATAAGATACGAAATCTCTCTTTGTAACGAGTTTGTTATTACTTGAGAAATACAATGGAGCATTATTTTTGATAGATTGCTGGTCCTCAAAATCTACACCATTAGCAATATCACTATTGAACAACAACTTAACATTAGCGGTCACATCTACAGGTGTACCACCACTAAATGTAGCCCAAACACTATTGTTAATCTTTAATTCCGAACCAGTTGTACCAACCTTATTAGCATCGGCACCATCACATTCAATGTACTGAATGTAAATGTTTTCATCTTCTCTATTCAAACCATTAGCAACTGATATACCATCACCAAATCTTAAACGAATGGTCTTATCACTATTTGTTGTTAATGAACAAACTTTCTGTGTAGTAACATCGTTGGTAACTTTATCTTTAAGAACTTCTTGGTTCAAGAAAATAGATACATCTTCAATATCAAACAAGTTCTCAATGTACATAGCTTCTTCTTCGGTCTTACCAATACCAACTTTACACCAGGAGTTTATCTTCTTAAATGTATCTTTATACCAACCATTAGGGTCACGGCGACCATACCAGTTAGAGAATTTGATATTATCAATATCATAGAACTGGTATGATTTACCTAATCTTGATGTATTGTTTACACCATAGATAGTTTCAAGTTTCTTTTCACCTTGGAATACTCTAATTGGGGTCAATGTAGCATCATTGAATAACTTTTCACCTGAGATTTCAATGTAATTAACAGAATCTGCTGGTTTAGAGAAATACAATGTTTTAGACCAAGTAGAACTTCTACCTGCTTCCATATCTTCTTTGGTTAGTGTGTAAGAATAATCTGTAATGAGAATATACTTCTTACCATTATAAGTTAGTTCCATTTCTTCTTGTGGGAAATAGATTGTAGCACCAGTATCAGGAATGGATGCTGGTAGAGGTCCACGAATTACAACCGCAATTTCCGCTTCTGCTGGAGTATTACGAATTGGATTGTAACCCAAATTCTTACCGTGCTTAATAACACTACTATCTAATTTAGCAGTGTCAATAAATGCTTCTTCGGCAGTTCTTTCCATATAATAGTTAGTCATATCCATAGTAGCGGTAAGCATTTCTATGAACAAATTATAAATGCTAGCTGAAGACATGTTTCTAAAACGAGGGTCATTCTTCATTCTCGTTGTGAAATCTTCCAGCATTTGCTGATATGTAATTCGTGTGTAATTCTTATTCATATATTATTTATTTGGATTGGTAATCTTTGGCATAAAGTATTCTGGTGATAATGAGACTGGAACAGTAATCTTATTCTTACATTCACATTCAATTTCAATGTATGGTTTTACACCGAAATCAATTTCAGCCATATAATTACCGAAATTAGTGAATGATAGAGCATCAAGATTACAAACATAATCATAAGCCTTCATTAGTGATACTTTAGAACCATTGATTGTGTTAATGTAGCAAGCGATATTGAGTATCTGTTCGTCAATAACACCATCTATTGTATACTTCTCAGGTTCTTTCAAAATCTGATTACATTGAACTTCAGTACCGATAGTTGGGAATGAAATCTCAATTTTATCTTCATTATCCATTGTAAATTCAGGATTGAAATCGTCCTTCAAATAGTTTACTAATACATCTTTCTGCTGCATTTTGTAAATGGAATACTTATTACAATTATCGCACTTATACTTGATATTGTATGGGTAATCGTTATAGGTCAAGTTTCTCAAATAGAAAACGAACCAAAATTTATCACCAACCAAAATATCGTTTACATTTATTCCCTTTACATTGTGTGCGATAATACTATTCATTGTACCATCCAATGTATCAGCAGTTAATGTAGATAAGTTCTTAATATCAATAGTAGATAGTTTCTTAACACGCAAATCTTGTGGATAGAATTTACCCTTTGATGGCAACAAATCTTTGTTCAATACTATCATATTATCCTGTTGTTGTTTGGCTAATACCATAGCAATTTGAGCCATATCACCACCTTGTTGTGGCAAGTTTGTATCTTCTATTTTCTTTGACTGCATAATTCACCTCACTGTAAATGTTAATTTATTGTATTTATATATGCAAAAAACAAACGGTACCAATTAAGGTACCGTTTGTAATTTCGTTTGTACTAACTATTGATTAGGCTTCTGGGAAAGCACTCAATTCAGCAGTAGCATAGTCATTAGAGAAGATCTTTTCGCCGGATACAGCGGAAACTTCACCAAGGACATCAGCAGTAGTTACATCATCCCAAGTCTTCTGTGGAACATTGAGAACTCTCTTATTCAATCCAGATGGGGTCTTGAGATTGAAGAAGGAATTATCAAAACCATCAACACCAGATACTTCTGTGTATTCCTTAGCAGTATCACTCAATTCTGTGTAGATACCATCGTGATAAGATGATGCTACAAAATATGCAGAAATTGGACCCTGTGGATAGTCATTACCAATTTGGTACAAATCGTTGCCATTACTTGTTGCGAATTTCATTATTCTTTTCTCCTATAAAATTTAAATTGTTAATATCTTCCAGTTTAAATTAGAATGTGAAACCTTCGCCAGCTTTAGCCCAGATTGCACCAGTATCAAACTTCAACAATCTGTAATAGTTGTCAGCACCAAGCATGTTATTGGCGAAAGCATAACGGCTCATAACACCAACACGAGGTGAGAAGTCGTTAGGGTCAATAGCCTGGTTTACAACACCAGTGACGTATGGGCAGAATACTACACCACAGTCGGAAACACCGGTACCCTTATAGGCAAGAAGAACTTCACCATTGTCAACACCAGTGAAAGCGTTTACAGCATAGTTATCACGGTAGACCTTGATAGAGCCATTCAATGTACCAATTTCAGGTGTTGCTGTAGAACCATTAACTTCACCAGTTACTTTGTTGAAGAATGGAGCAGCTTGCTGAAGGACAGAAGCCATATCTGGAGAAACTACAGCGATGTTAGCAGCAGCACGGCGAGTAGCTGTAGCAATATCGTTAGCAGTCTTAACAATGATACCTACGATACGAGAATATCTTTCCTGAGACCAACGGCCAACCCAACCATCACTTACATCAGTGGCCTTACCAGCGGTACAAATGATTGGTTTTGTGATACTCTTACAACGAGCGATTGTTTCACGGTCAATTTCAGCAGTCATTTCGTACTGAAGAACATTAACCATTTCTTGCATCATTTCTACACCCTGCATTCTCTTAATATCTTCAGCAGATTCAAGAGAGAAGGAAGCAGCAAGTTTACGAGTCTTGGCAACGATGGACTGACGAGAGAACATCAAACCAAGTTCAGGAATTTTACCACGAAGACCGGTCTGGAAATCGTTAGCAGTCTGTACTTCACCATACTGACCAGTAATCTTCCAAGCTTCGGCAGATTGTGTATCTACACCAGTACCTGCGTCTGGAGCACCACTTGTGTTAGCGGTAGAGCCAGAGAAGCCTGAATATTCAGGAACAGCCTTCCAAGCAGCTTCAACCAATTTTTCAGGATTTGCAGCGTCTTTGTAAACATAACGAAGGGCGAAAGCCAAACCAACAGGGCCGGAAAGAGGCTGAACACCAACGAGTACGTTAGCAAACAACTGTGGGAATACACGGCGGACGAGTGCCAAAGAAATTGGAGCAAAGACGGCCTTTGCATCACCACCATGAGGGATACCCTGGTCAGCACCAAGTGGAGCACCTACACCCATTGTGAAGTCTTCGTTCAAAGCGGTTCCAACATCCTGACGGATCTGGTTTTCCATAAGCTTCTTCATGTTTTCACGAATATACTTATCTTTGATAGATGCGATTGATAGACGTTCTTGACCCTGAGTAGCCAAGTTTTCTACCAATGTGTTTTTAATTGTATTCATTTTGATTCTCCTATATAAATGAGTTTTTGTTTATATATTGTATTTATAATTTTTTTGTCTGTGAATTTGTTACTAATTTTCTTCCATATATCTAGCAGCTTCGTCTAGGAAACGGTTAGATGGTGTGGATTTCTTGTATTTTTCCATAATAGTATTATCTTGTTCAATTACTTGTTCTGTTTTAGCAGAGCGAGAAACTGGACGAGATTTCTTTTCAAACAAATTAGCACGATTGTTACGCATATTGATAGATTGTTCAGTAATCATTTCAACATAGTCATCAATGTCTTTCTTTGTTTCACTGAGTGATTTGCTTTCAAAGAATTTCTGTACTCTTGCTTTCTGTGTAGCATCAAGTCCATAGGTCTTTTCAGCAATAGTAGCCTTCTTTGTGGAATCTTCAACAAGGTCAATTAGACGCATATTTTCAGCAAGTTGTTTCTTCAAAGATTTTTCCAATTCTGCGTTTTCAGCTTTTGCTTCACGCAATTTCTTTGAACCGGTCAAATCCATTGGAACATACTGTTCTTCAAAGAGGTGTTGAATACCTTCAATGATTGGAGCGTATGTTTCAGTCATAGCTGTCTTATTAATGAGTTTATCACTAATCTTTTCAGCGATGTTGTATTCCAAATACTTATCTAAACCAGTAATAACTTTTTCTTCAAGAGCCTCAAGTTCTTTGCCATACTTTTCTGTGAATTTTTCATCAAAGTATTCGTAAATGTATTGTTCAGCAGCTTCTTCCAATTTCTTACATTGGGTATCAAGTTTTTCTTGTGCCTTTTCAGTAATCTTGGCACAGCGTTCTTCACAATACTGATTTGCGAGATTTTCCAATTCCAAAGTCTTCTTTTCAACTTCTTCCTTGATTCTTTGATTACAAAATTCATCAGCTTTCTTGGCGATGGCTTGTTTTTCTTCTTCTAATTTTACTTTTAGTCTTTCTTCTACGGCTGATTCAAAGGATTCTTTGATTTCCTGCAAATCTTCCGCAGTCAAAACACCAGCAAGTTTTTCAAGAATTTTATCCATTTTGGTTTTCCTCCAATTTACTAATGAACTATTTTGTGTTATACACTATGTATTTATGAAAATTTTGGGCTAATTTTTCTCACTTTAAAAAAAGAGAACCCATACGAGTTCTCTTATTTATGTTGTATAAACTGATGTGATTATTCGCCTGTAGCGACCAATTCAAATGTAGAGTATTGGAATGTTACCTGGCGTTGTACCTTTTCAGCTGATTCCATACCCAAAGATACAGAAGCAACAGTCTTCGGCCAAACATAATAGAACTTATATTCAACAGGTAGTTTACTCTTCAAAGCAGAATCATAAAGAACTACACGAACTGTAGCACAATAATCTTTAAGATAGTTTGAAGAAGCACCACCAGTGATACCACCAACATCAATATCGTTTTGGAAACCACCATTGAATAGCAAGTTTTGCCATCTATGTAATGCCTTAGAAATGTACATATCCTGGAATTCGTCAAATGTTACATCAAATGTGTTAGCCATTGTAGCCTTACCAGGATATACGAGTTTAGTTCCCATATATTCAGTACTCAAATCACCAAAATCTTTCTGTGGAATAGAAGCGGTTTTAGCACGAAGCATAAAATCGTCTGTTCCAATCACATTAGCCAAAACAGAACCACTTTCATATTCAAATATGATCTGGTAAAGATAGTTCTTTGCCAAATCAGGTAGGTTCTTAATGCTAGTAGTGAATACAGACATGTTGTTACTCATTGACATATTTAATTTCTCCTAAATTTTCTCTTATTGTATTTATGAACTTAGGCTAGTTATTGGTTTTTAATAGGGGCAGAATTTGGGCGAACATAAGGGAGTACGCCAACTTCTTGACGAGGAACACTACCAATATCTGTATCTACTGCTACTTGTTCAGGTTTCAATAATTTGTGTGAGTGCATATCACCCAATGGCAATACTTCCCAATTCATAATCAAATGGATGTGGTCACAACAAGGTGCTAAACCTTCTTTATGGTCTGGGTTATCCATAAGAACATCACCGGTATATCCATAACCAGTTTGATTATCCCAAATTACATACTTGTGATGGTGAGGGCCCATCCATTGAGAACCTTCAAAAGCATCAGTATCACCTGCTTCAGCCATGTTTTCATTGATAACAGGTGTTACCTTCTTAAATTCTTGCTTAATGTAATCATTAAAATTCATAATTTCACCCCATTACTTGAAGTTCTTTAACAAACCAACGATTTTATCAATTTGTTCAATGGTATCACCAAACAAATTTTCAAGACTAATTTTAGTGCTATATGCTCTTTTTAGATTTTCCAATTCATCTCTAAATGCTTCTATCTTGATTAAAGCACCATTCAAATCAAATAATTCGTCATTTATGTTATATGTTTTGCTGGTCATTTTGAATGGAATACCCATAGAAAGAACTGTTTCTACAAGTTTATCACCAAAATCACGAATAACATCATAGAGTGCTTCAAATTGAGTATGTTGGAAACCACTTTCGCACTGCCAATGATAAATGTTAATTTTATCGGCAAATACGAGAGAATCAACTGCAAAAGAATAGAGTTTTTCTACTTCATTATTTTGTGAGCTTGCTAAAAATGTTAAGAAATCTGCTGGAGCTGTTTTTGTCATTACTACTTCCATAAATTTATCTCCCATTATAATGTATTTATAAAAAATGGTGGCTTCATTACAGAAACCACCATTGATTATTATATTATAGTGTGTAAATTTAGAATCCTAAATCTTCATCTTCACCTTCTTCTTCACTGCCACCTTCTTCTTTAGCTGCGTCAGCTTTTGCCATAATAGATTGAGCTTCTTCTTCAATTAAGCGGTCATTTCTAATGCGTTGTTCGCTAGTTAAGCCCAAAATATCTTCTAGGAAGAATTGACGAGAGAACAATGGTGGAGCTTCTTCGGAACCAGGTTTAACATTGTTCAATGTTGGTAAGAACTGGGAGAATGAACCAACTACACCACCTCTCTTTTCACACATTGATAAAGCACGCATGAGTTCAAAGTCGGTAGCTGGAATCAAATCAATATGGTAAATGGTTTTATCAAGATACTTACTATCATATCCACGAACCTGTAAATGTACCATAAAGACCTGGTATATAATATCGGCAAACTTTCTTCTCAATCTCTTATTGAGTTTTTGGAAAGAAGCTTCTTCCAATGTTAAGCCTTCTACACCCTGTGAATATGGTGAACCACCACCTTCAGCAGATTGCCATCTAGAAGGAGGTACCATCAATGCGTCAGCAACTTGTTCACGGAACATTTTAACATCGTCCAACTGACCATTAAATTCGGTAGAACCCTTGAATGATTCAACACTAGAACCCTGACCATCAGCATCTTGTGATAGCCAGAAGTCTTCTACGAAAGCCTGAACATTGTTATTACTTTGTATCATACCAGTAACAGGGTCAATAGTCAACTGCTTACGATACTTAGAACGAATTTCCTGCATATACTCAGGAACCTTAGATGTTGGTAATTTACCTGTGTATATTTTGAAAATTCTCTTTTCAGGGGCACGGGTGATACGATATACTGTTAGAGCATCTTCAATGGCTCTTAATTGGTTAATTGGTCTAATGGCTGGTTCCAAGTGACCGCGTATATCATTCTTGTTATTACCCCAGAACCCATAGTTGGCATAAGCAATTTGGTTTGTTGTAAATGTTTTGGCATCTTCATCGTAGTCAGGGTTTAATAACTTAACATCTTCTATGAACCCGTGTAATATACCATCGTCATAAACACACATTGTGCAGTATGGTGGCAAACATTTAACGCCAGCAACTCTATCACCTTCGGTATTCAAACAAATTTCTAGGAACAATTCGGCATCAACCAACCATTTATAATAGTAATACCATAACTGTTCTTTACCAAATACCTGGTTAATAATGTAGTTAAATTCATCACGCAAAGTCATTAACTCGGTTTCAGTGAATTTTGATTTAACACTTCTGTCAATATCAAATACGGCTACTTCACCCAAAGCATTTTCGCAACATGCTTCGTCGGCCATCATAGTCAAGCATTTTCTAACGAATGGATATAATGCTAGATTACGATACCAGTTAATTCTTTGTCTTTTAGAATTGAAAACTTGTTCAAACAAAATTCCTGAAGAATCATAAACATCTTGACCTTCCACATAACCATTAAGATAGCCATGTGTTAATCGTCTCCAGTCTACTGCATCTTCACTTTTACCAAATGAATTTAATGCGGCATCGGCCTGAC